GTCCCATCCTCGCCGGCTTCCATTGATACCATTGTGGTATAACGATGGGTTGGGCCATAACGAGCAAGCTCAGGACCAGAAAGGTCATATCCGCTTGGATAAATACATATAGGAACGGCTGCCATTATGGATTCCTGTCGGTTATAGCAATCAAAGTATCATTCCCCGATGACGTTATGTTTTCTTCAAATTTGCTTAACTCATATCTTGATTGATATTTGGGAGGATTCTCATATCTTTTATAATCAGATCCGTCTTTCCAGACAACAACCACCTCATCTGTGACATCTTTTGCAAGCGTTTCCGCTTTTATCAAAACCCATTCCCCATCCCAATAAGCCTGAGCTATTTCAGGGAGTTTTGCCTTTACTGCATCTTTTGCCTGTTTCATAGTTCCGGGAATTTCCAGCACTTCAAATTTTATTGATTCATTCCCATCAAATTTGTAATTACTTTCACGGATTGCAATTATATCTCCAATATTGTTAAATTCAGGTCTGTAATTTTTATTATTTTTTATTAATAATAATTTTGCCATAAAAAAAAAGAATAGTATTTAACTATCCTTTTCCTCCTATAATTACTTTCATTTATTTAAGCCCCTAAAAATGTGAGTTCCCAATCTATCGCTAAAGTATCATCTGTTGTCATATTAACTGCCGGGCTTAATTCAGCATAAGCCAGGGCATCAGCATTACTTGCAATTGCTTCATTCATCAAGCAAGCCTCGTCAATCCCGGTATCGTTTAAATCCCCTGCTTCAAATGTTGATTTATATTGAGTTACATTGTCATCTGCATCAAGGAAAAGCCCTTTAACTTTCGGATAAGTGGCATCCATCCCCTCAGGAGATCCGGTTGGTGTTACACAAGCAAGAACAGTTTTGACTTCTGAACTATAACCAGTGCCGACTTCAATATATCCGTTTGTATTGTCAACTTGTCGCCTTGCCGGAGATTCCGACATTGCATCAGCAATTAAGGCGTCTCCCTCGTTTGTAACCACGTTATGGTTAACTCCTTGCATCAATGAGCCGGGCAAATTAAAAAACTTTTGAAACCACGTTTGAGGATACCTTTTGATTTCTGAATGCAGCTTGTATATATTATCTCTTTCCTTTATATAATTGCTTTTGTCCTCATCGTCAAGAAACCCTTTCAGCGCTGAACCATTTATTGTGCCGTCTAAATTTCTTATTGCAGCTGCAAATTCCGAAACAAGTTTTAAATATTTTATTCTAAGGTCGTTAAGTTTTTTTATACCCTTTAACGATAAGGTTTTTACACTCCAACTTACTTTACCTTTTATTATTGCTTTATCCTTTATCATCGGTAACCTCTTTTTCCGGCTTCGATTTTTGATTTGATTTCTTTCCAATTGAATCAAGTTTATTTATAAGTAAATCAATTTTAGCCTCAACCCTTGTCAAGCGTTCCTCTGTTCGCCTTGACGCTGCAATCATAATCGACTGAGAATCCTGTTTTAAATTTCTACCTGTTTTATCTTCTTCTGTCATTTTGCAATCCTTTTTTAATAGTTGCCCGAGATGAGAAAACTGGAAGAGAAAACTCACCCCGGGACTTTTTTATATTGAGTAGGTTTTACCCGTTCGTTTTAAGCGTAACAAATCCACAAAGCTTTTTATCCATTACCCTGTCCCAGTTACCAGCATATTGCAGCTCATTAACTGTTGGCATATCATCAGCAACAGAGTTTTCAATCCACTTGAATCCCATTGGATGCATAGCAAATTGACGCCTTGTAAAAAGATTGTCTTCGGATTTTGCTGCTGTTCTGTCAATCTCAACCGGGGTTATATTGGCTGCGGATTCGCCAAAGCCAATTGAACCAGCCCGGAATAAGAATGTCCAGTATTGCGTATTGGAACCCTGTGCTTCTTTGTATATCTGGTCGTTGACTATTACAGTCAATCCAAGATAAGTACCAAACCCAATATCCTGTGCGGATGTTGCTGTAAAGGTAATCAAGTTATCTTTTACCAATTTAAAATAAGGAACTGAATGCATTCCAACAGCGACAAAGTCAGACTTATCACCGAGCAGCGCATATGTATCGATAAAAGCATCTGAGCTGATTCTGTTTGCAGCGGTTACTGTTCCATTTGTGGAAATATCGTTGACAAGGTCAGATGAATCATTGTCCTCATTATCATCAACAATACCTCTCATTGTTGCTAACAGAATAATCTGCATCTGTTCATCCCACCACTGGTCAACCATGTCTCTCATGGCATTAAAAGCATTATCCCCGGCAAGAACAGAGGCAAGTTCTTCCGAACTCCAGCCATTACCATAAAGCAATCTCCGGGCAACCATTTTGCTTGTGGTTGTTTTGTCGGTTGTTATGGTATAATCGGATTGAATTGCTTGTGCTGCCCCGGTTAGACGCTGCCAAAAAGGCATATTAAAAGTCGTACCGCCTCCAGCAAGAAACCCGGCAACTTTCGGGTCAATCGCAAGAATACCGGAACGAAAAAATGTCGTGAGTTTAACAGATTCCTCTGTGATATATTGTGCAAATTCTTCGGGAACTATTACATCGGTTAGTCTTAATACTGCCATTATTATACCTCGTTATTGTTTTGTTGCTTGATGTTCTGCTTTAAATTTTTCAAGCAATTTTGGGTCTTCTTTCATCAATTTAGCAATCATTGATAAATTACGAGGTGTTTCCATATAAGGATTTTTGACATCACTTAAATCAGGGCTTCCTTTTTTAGGCATCCCGGTATTCGCTTTCGCTTTTTCAAGGTCTGCCTGCAAAATCTTTGTTGCTTCAAGAAATGGAGTTACTAGCGAATCATAATTCTTTTCGGTCTGTTTATCATCTTCGCCTATCATCAAGTCAAGATTCAAATCCGATGGCAGCTTATCATCCAGGGCTTTCTTTAATAAAATTTCTTTCTGGTCACGCATTAAGTCTTTTGCATCCCTGGCTTTATCCTTTTCTGTTAATTCCCGGATTAACTTCTGGTCTGCCGTTTCTTTTGGATTCTTCTCTTTTATATATTCTTCAATCTTTTCCTTGACGGTTTTGTCAACCTCATTCTTGAAATGGTTGCCATGATAAGCATCGGTCGCCTTGCTGATAAATGAATCCTTTGCCTTTAAAAAGTATTCATTCTTATCAATAAAATCCGATGCCTTTTCTTTAGTGTCAATCCCTGTAATCGGGTTAAGCCCATTTAAAAACTCTTTAGTCTCTTCCCGTTCCGCTTCTGGTAATGCCTCAATAATTTTTTCAATATCTTTCATCTTTTACCCCATCAGTAATTTTCCCGATAAGTTTATTATCTTAAAACAATATAATTTTATTATTCTCTGATGTCAATTACTTTTTAAAAAGGTAAAGCCTTCAACCATTCAGAATAACTCTGATTCGATTCCATTTTTTCCCATGAACCCTTTTTAAGCTTTGTCACTCTGGCTGTCGGCTCTATTCCAAACGGCTGATTTAACCGTCTACACCTGCAATTTATATCCTGCTTTGCAATACCGGATAATCGAGGGCCTGTCGTTTCTCCCCCGGATGAAAAAACAAATATAGGTTCACCATCTACTATCCTGTCCGGTTCATTTTTATCGAGTATCTGGTGGTCGTTCCGTGTCCTTAAATCAAGGGTTGCACTCCATGAAAATGTAAACTCTACCCCGGCATCCTTTGCATAGTTAACTGAATCATCTTGTCCTAAACTGTACGCCCTGAGTAATTCTGTCCGGGATGTTGCTATTGCCCTGTTTTCATTTATGGCAAATATATCGTCAATCCCTCTTAAATACTTTGCTAATTCTCGTGGCCCTAATCCCTCAATTAAAGTTTTGGCAACTTCCTCTCTGACCCTGAATTGTAATATATCCCTATCTCGTTTAAGCCTATCTTTAAAGGTATGCCCTGCAATCTGTTCGTTTAATGAAACACTGATTGCTTCACTGGGCAATATCGAATAATTAAGATTATAACCATTAGCCATATTCTGAAAACCTTTTCCAAGATTGACTTCTGTTTCAATATTATATCCTGTGCTGTAATAAGTGTTTTCATAATTGTTAATCCAGTTTGTTGAAATAGTTCTATTGACCTTAACATTTAAAGATCTTAATTCTTGTCGTATTGATTCCTGTAATTGTTCTAATCTTGCTATCTCGTCAAAATTCTTTACTTTTCCAGCAAATATCTTTGAAGCCTGAACTGCTATCTTTTGTTCAATCCTTTCAAATGATTCCAGATATAACCGGGCAATATTCTTATTTGCCTTAGTGACGTTTCTGAGGGCTTGATTATATATTTCCCTCTCGTTTGTTTTGTAGGTTGTCACTCGTCATCATCCTCATCCGTATCATCATCTGGTTCAGTATTCTGTAGCTGGAATCGTTCAAATGATTCCTCTTTTTCAGCGTCTACCCGATCCTTTTCTTCCAGGGCATCCTCGACAATGTCTGCCGGAAACATTTTCAGTAAGGTTTCATGTGATAATATACCAACTAATTTAGAAACTATCTCTGCCAATTCCTTAACATTAAACGGCAAATTCCGCATCCACTTAACTGTATATTTGACCTCTGCAGCCGGAGATATCTTCCCATTGACAGCATTTAGTAAATCTACCCTTTTATGCAGCCCGACTGTAAAGTTTGCCTCGATGCCGGATACCATATTTTCAAAGTCAATTAATTTATAGGCAATCGCTATTCCAGATTCAGCACTTGAGAAAGATTCGTCATTGAAATTTGGAACCTGACACATCTCATATATTAATCTTTCAAATCTATTGGCAGAATTTTTGACAAAATCATCATTTATCTCCTTCGTCAGAAACTTAACGAAATCCCCGTCTGTTCCCAGGGCTTCAAATATCTTTAATTCCTTAATCTTTGTCATGTCTGCTTCTAATATTGCCTTTGACATCAATAAATAAGCATCAGCAAAACGCCCCAATTCATTAGCAATGTCCTCTGACAATATCCTGTCCTGTTGGTCAATCATTGGTTTAGTATGCTGAAAGATGCCCTGCGTTTCCTCGTTTATCTCATATTTAACAACAGGCACTTGACCATATGAATGTTCTATAGTTTCATCCAAGATATAAGCGCCGCCCTGTGTGCTGAACTTATCAATAGAATCCACATAATAAACTTCTGCAAACTTTATCTCGATATCTCCCGTCACTGGGTCTGCAGCAACAGTATAATATCTAATAGCATATTCCATTTGGGGCTTGATTGCATCATTAAACTTTATCAGCATTTGGTTTGCTTCAACCTTTGCAAACTGAGGTATATCATCAACGACAAAATGCAATTCATACGAATATCCGTTTATCAAGGCATCCCGGAAAACCATGCTTGTCTCAAGAGGCTCATTGTTAAAGTCTAAAATCTCTCT